AGGGTGACAAGTCTTCCCCTGGTCGAGAGGGTCTGCCAGCGGTGCGGGAAGGTGGACCTTCTGCCTGGAGCCCACGCCAGGAAGACGCAGGGCTGCCGAGACTGCTACAAGGGGGGTCGCCCCAGGAAGTCCTGAGGTCTACCATCGCGCAGGGAGGGAACATGGCGAAGAGGAAGGCACCGGGGGCCTGGGAGTCCCGCATCGTGGGTCACGGTGAAGAGGACCCGGCCCAGTTACTGGCGAACCCGCTGAACTGGAGGACCCATCCTCCCAGGCAGAGGGACGCCATGCGGGCCACCCTGGATCAGGTGGGCTGGGTCCAGCAGGTCCTCGTGAACCAGCGGACAGGGCATGTCGTGGACGGCCACCTGAGGGTCGAGGAAGCCCTGTCCAGGGGGGAGCCCACCGTCCCAGTGGTCTATGTGGACCTCGCCCTGGAGGAAGAGCGGTTCGTCCTGGCGACCCTGGACCCCCTGGGGGCCATGGCAGGGACAGCGGACGACCGGCTCCAGGAACTCCTGGGCGAACTGACCATCACCGACGAGTCCCTGGTGAAGATGCTCGCAGGGCTCACCCGCGATCCAGGCACCGCCTACACCGGCACGGTGAACGTCCCCAGGTACGAGCCCCAGGGTGACGAGCCTCCCCCCACCAGGGACCTCTACGACCTGGGGAAGACCTCCACCCTGCGGGCAGCCATCCAGGCCCAGCCTGGGCTGGACCCAGACCTCCGGGCCTTCCTCATGGAGGCTGCTGGCAGGCACACGGTCTTCGACTACGCCCGCATCGCTGACTTCTACGCCCACGCCAGCCCGGAGGTCCAGAGGCTCATGGAGGCCTCAGCCCTGGTGATCGTGGACTACGAGAACGCCATCCGGGACGGCTACGTCCGGTTCAACGACACCATCGGCCTGATCGCGGAGGACGACTCACGCCTGGAGGCCGCCAGTGCCTGACAGGTCCTTCGGAGCCCTCATCCTCAGCCATGGCAGGCCCGAGAAGGTCCTGACGCTGAGGACCCTGCGGCTGTCGGGGTACACCGGCCCAGCCTGGGTGATCGTGGACGATGAGGACCCCACGGCTGACGAGTACCGCAGGACCTTCGGGGACGAGTGGGTGGTCCAGTTCGGGAAGGCAGACATCGCCAGGACCTTCGACCAGGGGGACCTGTCAGGGGACCGCCGCACCATCGTCTACGCCAGACGGGCAGCCTTCCCCATCGCCCAGTCCCTGGGCCTCACCCACTTCGTGGAACTGGACGACGACTACTCCCATTGGTCCTACCGCAGGCCTGGGGTCCCCGACTCCACCATCCGCTCCCTGGATCGGGTCTTCGGCGCGATGCTGGACCTCCTGGAGGACACGGGAGCCCTCACGGTGGCCTTCAGTCAGGGAGGGGACCACCTGGGCGGGAAGTCCTCTGCGATGTGGCAACAGGGCTACGGTCGGAAGGCGATGAACTCGTTCTTCGTCAGGACCTCCAGGCCTGTGGACTTCGTGGGCAGGCTCAACGAGGACGTGAACGCCTACTGCGTCCTGGGCTCCAGGGGCGAACTCTTCCTGACAGTCCCCCACGTCTACCTGAACCAGACCCCCACCCAGCAGACCCAGGGCGGGATGACCGAGGCGTACCTGTCCATCGGGACCTACACGAAGTCCTTCTACTCGGTGATGATGGCTCCCTCGTTCGTGTCCATCGCGGTCATGGGCCAGACCGACAAGAGGCTCCACCACCGCATCGCCTGGGGCAACGCCGTCCCGAAGATCGTCGGGCCAGAGGTCAGGCGTGAGGCAGGGCAGGCCCCCAGGCCCAGGCCTGCGCCGAGCATCCTGGACATGCCGCCCAGGCACGGGCTGGCGATGTACCTGGACATGCTCCGGGCCATCCCTGGGGTGAACGTGGAGCGGGTGGCAGCCGAGGCCCAGAGGCAGACCAGGAAGGCCTCAGGCACGAAGGCCCAGCGGGACGCCTCCCCTCCCTCAGCCCTGGAGGCACGCTGGTACGCCTCCCTGGATCGGGGGGAGCCCGACTGGTCCATCTACGACACGGACGACTACCTGGGGGAGTCCTGGGCCTGCTGGGTGACCTACTCCAGGGGCTACCTGAGGGCCTTCCGCAGCCCAGGTTCCCTGAGCCCCACCAGCCGCCTCCTGGATGACCTCCAGGGGGTGGAGACAGTCCTGGACCTGGGATGCGGCCACGGCTACTCCACGGCGGGCCTGCGGGAACTCTTCCCCCAGGCACGGGTGGTCGGTACCCAGGTCCCAGGGGTCCAGTTCACGGCAGCCTCCCAGGTGGGGGAGCGGTACGGCTTCCAGGTCCAGGAAGACCTCCAGGGCCTGGACAGGGCCGATGTCGTCTTCGCGTCGGAGTACTGGGAGCATCTGCCCGACCCCTTCCAGGCCCTCCTGGAACTCCTGGAGCAGACCAGCCCGCGCTACCTTCTGTTCGCCTCCACGTTCAACCGCCCGTCACCCGGCCACTTCCCGGCCTATGGTCCCCAGGGCCTGGACGGGAAGGCCACCGCCAGGGAGTTCGACCGGCTCCTGGTACGGGAGGGCTTCCGTGAGGTCCGCACCCGCCTCTGGAACCAGCGGCCCCAGTACTGGAAGCGTGCCTGATGGGACGCCGAGGTCCAGCCCCTGAGCCCGCCCAGGTCCGCATCCGCAAGGGTGAGACGAGGCCTTCCCAGGTGAACTACGAAGAGCCTGTCCCCCTCCACCGGCAGCCCACCATGCCGAAGGACCTGGACCCAGATGCCCGCCCCATCTGGCGGCGCGTCATGCAGGACATGTCTGGGGCCGGGGTCATCTTCAGCGCGGACACGGGCATCCTCAGGGCCTACTGCGAGGCCGAGGCCTCCTACGTCCGCAACATCATCCGGCTCGGTGAGACAGGCCCTGTCATCAGGGGGGCCAGAGGCAGGGAGGTCGTGGTGAACCCGCTCGCCAGGATCGTCCGGGAGGACCGGGAGGCGATGCGACTGCTGGCACGCGAACTGGGCCTCAGCCCTGCCGCCAGGGCTGGACTCCGCATGGACATGGGAGCCCCCCTGGGCGACCTGGATCAGGTCCTGGGGCCGCACCCGAGGCTCCGAGCCCTGGGGTGAGGCGGACCGTCCCGGACGAGTACACGGGCGGCCCCAGGTTCGCTTCCTTCTGCTCCCACTACCTGAGGCACACGAAGGGCCGCTGGGCTGGTCACCCCCTGGACCTGGAGGACTGGGAACGGGCCTTCTGGTGGGAGGCCCTGGAACTGGACCCCGTGACCGGGCTCCGGGTCTACCAGGAAGTCGGGATGGGCCTGCCCAGGAAGAACGGGAAGTCCACCCAGGCATCGGCCCTGGGCCTCTACGGGCTGGTCGCTGACCAGGAGGCCGAGCCTGAGGTCTACGTCGGTGCGGCTGCTCAGCAGCAGGCAGGCATCGTCCTGCGGCAGTCCCTGTCCATGGCCCGCCGCTCCCCCAGGCTCCAGCCCTACGTGAAGGTTCAGAAGTACCTCATCGAGGGGGTCCGCAACGGCGGGGTCATGCGAGCCCTGTCCAGCGATGGAGCCCTCCAGCATGGTCTGAACCCGAGCCTGTCCATCATCGACGAGGTCCATGCTCACAAAGACTCGTCCCTCTGGACCGCCCTGACCACTGGCACCGGAGCCCGCGAGCAGCCCCTGACGTTCTGGATCACGACATCAGGGGTGGACGAGGAAGGCCTACTCCATGACCTCTACGGCCAGATGTGGGGCGGGCCTGGGACCCTGGAACAGGTCACCCCCTACCTGACCGTGTACCGGGACCGCGAGAACGGGGTCCTGATCCACTGGTACGGGGCTCCCCAGGATGCAGACCCTGAGGACCCCAGGGTCTGGACCGGATGCAACCCGGCGTCCTGGAGGACCGAGGATGCCCTGAGGAAGGACTACGGCAGGCTCGTCCAGAAGGGCCTCCTGATGGAGTGGCGCATCTACCACCTGAACCAGATACTCGGGGCTGAGTCCGCGTGGCTGCCCGACAAGGCCTGGGCCGCGATCCAGGAAGGCTCCCCTGGTGAGGACCCGTGGCATGGGCTGGATGAGTCCCTGCCGGTGGGGGTGGGCATCGAGAAGGCCCCCCAGTCAGAAGGGGCAGCCATCGTGGCAGCCCAACGCCAGGGCGAACGCATCCTGGTGCGGGCTCGCCACTTCCAGGCAGAGTCCCTGACCGGGCGGGTGTCGGTGGTGGACATGCGGCAGACCCTCAGGGACCTCCGCTCCAGGTTCCCCCAGCCCATGGTCCGGGACCCGAAGACGAAGCGGGGCATCCCTGGTCCAGCCTTCGCCTTCGACCCCTATGCCTTCACCGAGAGCGCGGAGTCCCTGGAGCAGGAAGGGCTGAACATGGTGACGATGGGTCAGACCGCCGCTACGATGGCCCCAGCGTCTACCACCACCTACGAACTAGTGACCACCGGAAGGCTCACACATGACGGCGACCCGATCCTGGCGAGACATGTCATGGACTCTTCAGCCCTGCTGACGGAACGTGGCATGAAGGTCCAGAAGGGCAAGCGGAGGCCCAACCACTCAGCCATCGCCATGGTCATGGCGGTCGCCCTGGCGTCCGTTGAACCGCCGAAGCCGTTCGTCCGCAAGCCCAGAGTCGCACGAGGCTTCTGACCATGGATGCTGAACTGCTCCCAGGTGAAACGCTCCAGCAGGGGCCGACCGATGCCGCCCTGGGCTACGGCCTGGAGGCCCGCCTGGACCCGCCCTACCGAAGCCTGTCCTACTCCCAGGACTTCCTGACCAGGGCTCCCTCTGGGTCGCCTGCTGGACTCCTGGAGCGGATGCTGCGGGAACTGGACCAGCGGGCAGCCCAGATGCAGAAGTGGAACGCCTACTACGAGGGGGACCAGCCCCTGGCGTTCGCCTCCGAGCGGTTCAGGGATGCCTTCGGGGGCCGGTTCCGGGCCTTCAGTTCCAACTTCTGCGCCCTGGTGGTCGATGGGACCAGGGAGCGCATGGAGGTCCAGGGCTTCACCTTCCAGGGGAAGAGGTCCACGAAGAGGGCCTGGAGCATCTGGCAGGCGAACGACATGGATGCCCAGTCCCAGATGGCCCACACGGAGGCCCTGGTGAAGGGCATCGTGTACACCCTGGTCGAGCCGCAGCCCCTGGGGGCTGCCCCCCTCATCACGGTCGAAGACCCCCTGGACGCCATCACCCTCCCTGACCCCAGGAACCGCCGAGTACAGAGGGCAGGCCTGAAGCGGTGGGTGGACGACGACGCGCATCTGGTCGTCATCGTCTACACGCCCGACTACATCTGGAAGGTCCGATCCAGGGACCAGTGGACATCCACCGGCCTGGAGTCCCTGGTCCTGGAGCCCTCCCCTGATGAGGGGGAGGACTGGCCCCTGCGGAACTCCCTGGGGGTGGTCCCCATGGTCCCCCTCAGGAACCGGCCCAGGCTGAAGACCTGGGGCCAGTCCGAGGTCGCTCCGGTCATGTCCAACCAGGACGCGGTGAACAAGTACCGGGCGGATGCCCTGGTGGCTGCCGAGTTCGCAGCCTTCCGGCAGCGGTGGGCCACGGGCCTGGAGATTCCGGTGGACCCGAAGACGGGGCAGCCCATCGAGCCGTTCAAGGCCGCAGTGGACCGCCTCTGGGTGGTCCCCCCTCCTGACCCTGAGGACCCCAACCCGGTGGAGGCGAAGTTCGGTGAGTTCAGCCAGACCGACCTCGCCCCCTACCAGCGGATGATCGAATCGGAGGTCGGCGCGATGTCCTCCATCAGCCGCCTTCCGTACCACTACCTCCTGGGCCAGCCCCAGGCGGTGCCTCCCTCTGGGGAGTCCCTGAAGTCCAGCGAGGCAGGGCTCATCGCGAAGGTGAGGACCGCCATGGTCCACTTCGGGGAGGGCTGGGAGCAGACCCTACGCCTGGGCCTGCTGGCCCTGGGTGATCCTGGATCGCAGGACTTCACCGCTGAGACTGAGTGGAAGGACCCGGAGACTCGCAACGAGGGAGTCCGGGCAGACTCCACCGTGAAGGTCTATGCGGCAGGCATCGTGGACAGGAACGAGGCCCGGATGGCCCTGGGCTACCAGCCGGTGGAAGAGGAAGAGGCACCCGCCCAGGACGCCGCTGGCGGACCGGGAGTGGACCAGGAAGACCAGGACCAGGGCGAGGACCAGACAACCGAGCAGGCGGCCCAGGGGGCCGACCTGGACTAGCCCCTGGACCAGGGGAGGGAGGGTGATACGATGCCCGACGAGACGAGTGGAGCGGCGAGCCCCCAGGGTGGGGATGCCGCCCAGACCGCCCAGGCTCAGGGAGCCCAGGCCGAAGACGCCCAGGGGGCGCAGGCCCAGCAGGACGGCGGTGTCGTCGTGGTCGAGGCCCTGACCCGGAAGGTGGCAGAACTGGAGCGGGATAACCGCCAGTACCGCCAGCAGATCAAGGCCCAGACGGAGGCCCAGAGGGCCAACGCCGAGGCCGGGATGTCCGAGGTCGAGAGGCTGAAGGCTCGGAACCTGGAACTGGAGTCGGCCCTGGCGGACCGGACCAAGCGGGAGCAGGAGCAGTCCCTGCGCTTCTCGGCCCTTGCCGCTGCGAGCCGCCTGGGCTTCAGGAACCCCGACATCGCCTACCGCCTCCTGGACCCCGCCAGCATCGAATGGGACGAGTCCTCGGGAAGCCCGAAGAACGTCGAGAAGATGCTGGAAGGCCTTGCGAAGACAGACCCCTACCTCCTGACCCAGGCGGACTTCGGAGGGGGACCCAGGGGGGCTTCCCCAGCAGCCACCGGGCAGGACATGAACGCACTGATTCGCCGCGCTGTAGGGCGGGGCTAGGAGGACTCCATGCCGGGTACTTACGACTCCCTCACCGCCAGGGCAGACCTCGCGGGGCTCATCCCCACCGAGACTGCGGCGGGCATCATCCAGTCCGCAGCCCAGGCTTCGGTCGCCATGGCGACCTTCCGCCGGGTGACCATGCCTCGCGGGACGACCCAGATGCCGGTCCTGTCGGTCATGCCCACCGCCTACTGGGTGGGGGCTTCCGACACGGGCCTGAAGCAGACCACCGAGCAGAACTGGGAGAACGTGGAACTGCTGGCCCGCGAACTGGCAGTCATCGTTCCGATCCCGCAGGCCGTCATCGACGATGCGACCGTGGACCTCTGGGCCGAGGTCAGGCCCCGGCTGGCAGAGGCCTTCGGCCAGAAGGTGGACGCCGCCTGCCTCTTCGGCACCGACAAGCCCAGCGGCTGGGGGGACTCCATCGTGGAGGCCGCCGTGGCCGCTTCCAACGAGTTCACCGTGGGGGCCACTGGCAACGTGTCAGGGGTGACTGGTGACATCGCCCATGACATCAACGAGGCCTGGGCTCTGGTCGAGGACGATGGCTTCGATGTCAACGTCCAGTGGGCTCGGCGGCGCATCCGCGCCCGCCTCCGGGGCCTGCGGGATGACAACGGCCAGCCTGTCTTCCAGAACGGCCTGGAGCGGGGAGCCCCTGCCAGCCTCTACGGCGAAGACCTCATCTTCGTCGGCAACGGGGCCTGGGATGACACCTACGCCCTGGTCGTGGGTGACCGCAACGCCGCGATCCTGGGCGTCCGCCAGGACATCACCTATCGCATCTTCACCGAGGGCGTGATCAGTGATGAGTCCGGGGCGGTGGTCCTGAACCTCATGCAGCAGGACGCCGTGGCCCTGCGAGCAGTCATGCGGGTCGGGTACGCGGTCGCCAACCCGGCGAACCCGATCCAGGGTGACGGTGGGGCAGGGGCCTCGGGCTTCCCCTTCGCCGTCCTGACTGAGGCCGGGTCCTGACCTGACCCCAGCAGCCCCGGCTCGTTCCGGGCGAGGGAGCAGAACAGGGGGCCGGTCCCTTCGGGGGCTGGCCCCCTGTCTCATGGTGGAGGGATGACATGCTGACGACCGCCCAGGCCCGCGCGCTCATCACGACGAGCCTGTCAGACCAGGACCTGGACGAGGTCATCGCCAGGGAGGAAGCGTGGCTGGCCCGCCGCATCGGACCCCTGGAGGGGGAGCGGGTCGAGACCTTCCAGACCGTCTTCGGGGATGAGGTCCTGGGCCTCACCCGCCCAGCCTCCAGCGTGACCGTGGAGGATGACACCGGGGAGGTCACCAGCGGCTGGACCCTGAAGGGCTGGGCGGACATCGTTCCAGATGAGGACTCCCCGCACTCCTGGTCTGGCGAGGTCCAGGTGACCTACACGCCCACCGACGAGTCCGAGGTCCTGCGGTCCCTGGTGACCCTGGTGCGGCTGGCGGTCCATGAGTCCGCCTTCTCGTCCCAGTCGGCAGGGGGCTACACCTTCCAGGTGAGCCTCCAGGACCAGCGGCAGATGCGCTGGGCGGCCTGGAGGACCCTGCTCCGTTCCCGCCAGCCCACCACGACTCGGCTCAGGTCTGCCATCCCCTCTGGGGGCCAGACGGTGGCTGCCGTGGCAGTGGAGGGAACCGGCTCGTGATGGACCCACGAGTCGTCATCCTCGTCCCCAGGCGGGAGGGCTTCACCGACAGGGACGCCCTCTGGGCCTTCTGCCGCCCCTGGTGGGAAGAGCAGTTCCCGGACTGGCCCATCGTGGAAGGTCACCACGACGAGGGCCTGTTCAGCCGCTCTGCTGCCGTGAACATCGCGGCCCACCTTGCGGGCGACTGGGACGTGGCGGTCCTCATCGACTCCGATGTCCTGACCGATCCAGGCAGGGTCAGGGAGGCTATCCCCAGGGCCATCGAGACAGGGCAGATGGTCGTCCCCTTCGACATCCGGTACAACCTGAGCGGGCCTGGAACGCAGCGCATCCTGAAGGGCGAGAAGGGGTCCTGGAAGGGCTTCATCGCCCGGACCTTCAGGGACCAGCATTCGTCCGTGGTGGTCATCCCCAGGACCCTCTGGGACGACATCGGTGGCTTCGATGAGGCCTTCCGGGGCTGGGGCATGGAGGACACCGCCTTCGCCCTGTCCTGCGAGGTCATCGCTGGGAGGCCCCTGGAACGCCTGCCTGGGGAGGTCTGGCACCTGAACCATGCCTCGGCCCCTGGTGAGAAGCACGGCAGCCCTTCCCATGTCCTGAACATGAAGCGACTCGCCCACTACCAGGAGGCCGCTCGGCTGAAGGACCGCCACGCGATCCAGGCCCTAGTCGCAGAGGGCAGGGGCAGGGAACCGCTCAACGCCCAGGGCATCCCGCGTGTCCTCCACCGGGTGGTCCCTGAGCAGACCGTCGCCCAGGCTGAGGCGTGGTGGCAGAAGTGGCAGGACCTCCACCCAGGCTGGCGATTCCTCACCCACCGTGACCCCCTGGACCCGGCCCAGTGGCCCCTGACCTCCAGGCACTGGGGGAAGGTGAAGGCTGGCGCGCAACTGGCCGACCTCGTGCGGCTGGAAGCCCTCTACCGCTGGGGTGGGGTCTACGTGGACCAGGACATGGAGCCCTATCGCTCCCTGGAGCCCCTGCTGGGGGCTGAGGTCTTCGCTGCCTGGGAGGACGAGCGGTGCATCCCGAACGCGGTGATGGGGGCCAGACCTGGGCATCCCCTGGTCCGCAAGATGATCGGCCTCGCGATCCAGCGGATGCGGAAGAGCGTCTGGGAAGGTGGCCCTGGCGTGACGACCGAGGTCCTGAAGATGCCCAGGGAGGGAGTCCTGGTCCTCCCCCCGGCCACCTTCTACCGGGTCCACTACCGCGACCCTGACCGGGACGACGCGATGGTCAACCTCCCCCCTGCCCCCTGGGAGTTCGCCCGCCACCACTACTGGGGCTCGTGGCTCCCACCTGAACGAAGGAAGGTCCCCCAGTGACCCCTGAGCAGCGAGCGACCCTGGGCCAGATGAAGGGGCTCGTGGCTCCTGGTGACGGGGAAGCCCTCTACCAGATGGCGGCCCAGGTCCCCCAGGACCTCGCCATCGTGGAGGTCGGAGCCCACCGGGGACTGTCCACCTGTTGGCTGGCCCTGGGGGCTGCCGATGGGCTGGGGGCTCGCGTGACATCCGTGGACCTCTGGCCCTGGGATGGAGCCCCTGAGGACTTCAGGACCGACGTGGAGTGGGCAGAGGAAGGGGCCTTCCAGGAGTGGCAGGCCCACCTGTCCAGCCTGGGCCTGGAGGCCGACCACTTCCGGGGCTCAGGGGTGGAGGCGGCAGCCCAGTGGAAGGGTCCCCAGGTGGGCTTCCTCTTCCACGATGCGGGCCACTCCTACGAGGACGTGCGGCAGGACTACCTCGCCTGGAGGCCCCATCTGGCCCCAGGGGCATGGGTGGGGGTCCACGACTACTGGGGAGCGGTCCCGGACGGGCTGGGGGGCTGGAAGAGGGTCGGAGTGGTCCAGGCTGCGGTGGCCCATGTGATCCTCCGGGAGGGCTCCTGGTCAGACGTGGAGGTCCTGGGTGAGCCCTTCGGGGATGCCCGGACCACCCCCAACCTCTGGAGGGGAAGGCGGGCATGAGCAGGGCGGCTGTCTTCGGTCGCATCTACCGGACCAACGCCTGGAACGGCAGGGAGTCCAGGAGCGGGCCTGGATCGGGCAGGGAGCCCACCAGGGAGCCCTCCAGGTGGCTCCTGGGCCTGATCCAGGATCACTCCGTGCGGGCGGTCCTGGACATCGGCTGCGGGGACGGCTTCTGGATGCCTGACCTTCCAGGCTACCTGGGCGTGGATGTGGCCCAGGAGGCGGTGGACCGGGCGAAGCGGCTCCATCCAGGGCGGGCCTTCCAGGTCTGGGACGCCTGCCTCAGCCTGCCCCCTGGGGACTGGGACCTCGTCCTCTGCCGCGATGTCCTCCAGCATCTGCCCCTGGCGGATGGACAGGCCCTGCTGGAGAACGTCCGCCGATCCAGGGCTCGGCTCCTGGTGGCGTCCACCTACGACTCCCCCAGCGAGCGGCATGGGGACCCCCTCAACGTGGACATCCGGCCCGGTGACTGCTACTCCCCCGACCTCACCAGGAAGCCCTTCAGCCTGCCCGAGCCCCTGGAGGTCTTCCCCGATGGCTGGGACTACCAGGACGGCTCCCAGGGCAGGGACCATGCGAAGTACCTGGGAGCCTGGGCGGTCCCCTGGTGACCGACCAGCCTGGGGGCTGCTCCCCCCGTGTCTTCCTGGGGGTGGTCCTCTTCTGCGGCCTCACCTGGGCGGCCCTGCTGGCCCTGGGCTACGCCTTCCTGGGTGACCAGTGGCTCCACCCCTGACTGAGGATCAACTGCGGGTCTGCGTCGTCGCGTCAGAACCGCAGTACGCCCACCACTTGCGGCCAGTCTGGGAGGCCCTGGGGCCTGCCGCTGGTCCCTTCCTGGGGCCTGGGGACCTCACCAGGAAGACCAGCCTGGGCGGCAGGCCTGTCCTGGTGGCTTCCTGGAAGGACCTGTCCAGGGTCCGCAGGATGGACCCAGGCCCCATCGCGTACATGGAACACGGGTGCGGCCAGTCCTATGGCGGGGACCCCAGGACGGCTCGCCACCCTTCCTACGCTGGCGGTGACGGGAGGGAAGGGGTGGGCATCATCCTCGCCCCGAACGAGTCATCTGCCAGCCGGTGGCGGGAGCGGTATCCCCGCATCCCTGTCCACGTCATCGGGGCTGCCCGGGTCCTCACCCCTCCCGAGGACCTGGGCAGACCCACCCTGGTCGTGTCCTTCCACTGGCCCGGAGCCATGCCCGAGCAGCGGAACGCCCTGCCCTGGTACGCGGGGACCCTGCCCAGGCTGGCCCAGGCCCTGGACTTCCAGGTCCTGGGCCACTCCCACCCCCGCCTGGAGCAGACCGCCAGGAGCGCGTTCGCCAGGGCGGGCATCCACTACGAGCCCTCCCTGGATCGGGTGGCCCAGGTGGCGACCGTCTATGCCACCGACAACTCGTCCACCCTCTGGGAACTGGGCAGGACCCGGCCCACCATCGCCCTCAACGCTCCGTGGTACAGGCGGCATGTCCACCATGGGCTTCGCTTCTGGTCCCATGCAGGCCTCCAGGTGGACGATGGACAGGGACTGCTGAGGGAGGCCCAGAGGCTCCTGGGTGGCGGTGAGGGACCGACTGAGCGGGCCGATAGGCTGAGGGTCTGCCTGGAGGTCATCCCAGGGGTGGACGGGGCGCAGCGGGCGGCTAGACTGCTCTCGGAGGACCGATGGACTACTGGCAGCGCGTGACCATCCAGGACGCCACCCAGTCCCAGACAGGGACCGGGAACGTTCGTCTGACCTGGGATGACCTGGAGGGCCTGGAGGATGTGGAGGCTCGCGTACTCCCGCTCGCCGTTGACGAGAAGGCGCAGGACTGGGCCACCCCTGAAGAGGACGCCTACGAGGTCCATCTACGGGGGGCCTGGGCGGCCATCAGGCCCAGGATGCGGGTCGTCGTGGGGGACGACGAGTACGACATCAGGCGGATCGTCCAGCCTCCCCCCTTCGGGGAGCCCTCCACGGTCCTCCTGACCGTGAAGGTGACCCGGTGAAGATGGCCGTGCGGGTCCTGGGCCTGGGGGACCTCCAGAAGGCCTGCGACCGCACTGCGAAGGACCTCATGGAGGCTGAGCAGCCCGCCGAACTGGCGGCTGGTGAGCCGATCAGGGCGAAGTGGGCAGGGCTGGTCCCCACCCTGGATCGGAACTACCAGGACTCCCTGGTCGTGACATGGCTCGGGAAGGCTGGGGCAGCCGTGGGGACCTCATGGCTGGATCGGGTCCCCAGGGACGAGCAGCCCTTCCTCTACTCCAAGCGGCTGGAGTTCGGGACCTTCGGTGTCCACGCCCAGCCCTCAGCCCGTCCCGCTGCTGCGGCTGCCCGCCAGGAGGCCCTGGCGGAAGGGGCTGAGCCGTTCCGCACGGTCATCAGGAGCCGCAAGGCTCGCAAGCCGAAGGGGGCCTGAGTGAGCCTGGAGGAAGCCCTGTTCGACTACCTGTCAGGAGTCCTGTCGGTGGGGGACCGGGTCTACCCCATGGGAAGGCGGCCCCAGGAGGCGGTCCTGCCCCTGGTGACCTACACCCTGGTCGCAGGACCCGGTTCGCACTACAGTCACGGTGGCGTGAGCGATCACGCGGTGTCCTACCAGTTCGACTGCTGGGCTGAGGATGCCGATGATGCGATGGACCTGGATGCCGAACTCAGGGATGCCCTGGACGGCTTCAGGGGCTCATGGGGCCTCTACCGCATCGGGTCTGTCTTCCTCACGGTCGTCACGGATGACTACGAGGCGGAGGCCCAGGTCTACCGCAGGCTGAGACAGGCCGACATCCACTACTCGGAGCCTGAGGGCTCCTGAACTCGGAGGGACCATGGCTGCTTCCCAGGCGGTCGCCTCATACGGGGCGACCATCACGATCAACGGAACCGATGTCGCAGAGGTCGGGGACATCAGTGGACTCGACCTGTCCACCGACCTGGATGAGGTCACCCACCACGGCTCACCGGACGGGGTGGAGGAACGCATCCCGACGATCAAGAGGCTCGGGGAACTGTCCTTCCCCATGAACGTGGTCTCGGCAGACCAGGGCCAGCAGGACCTCTTCGCGGCCTGGGAAGACCGCTCGGAGGACACCTACGTCGTGACCTACATGTCGGGCATCACGGCCACCTTCCAGGGCTATGTGACCGGCTTCGGCCTGTCTGCTCCAGTGGCTGGGCATGACTCGGCGGATGTGACCATCACGCCGAAGAGCGCGCCGACCCTGGCGTTCGGGTCCTGACCATGACCGAAGAGGCGGGAGGGCGGGGAGTCCTGATCCAGGCTCCCCGTAGCCTCGACGAACTGAGAAGCCTGCGGACCGACTACGAGGACCTGGAGGTCCCGGAACTGGGTGGGGCCACGGTCAGGGTCTTCGCCCTGACTGGCACCGCTCGCGCCATGCTCATCCCTGACATGGCAGGACTGGCCCAGGCAGACGACACGAAGGCCCCTGAGGTCGTCCGCGATGTCCTGCTCTTCCAGGGCCGGGTCGTGGGGGCCTCCCTGGGCTTCCCCCCTGACCAGTGGGAGTCCGTGGGCGATGTCCTGGGGACCTCAGCAGTGGACCGCATCTACTCCGTGGCAGCCCGTCTGTCAGGCCTGGATGAGGCCTCCCAGAAGGGGGCGCAGGACCGCCTAAGGCGTCCGAGGAACGCCGCTTCTGGCACCGACTGACTCTTGCCCTGGGGCATCCCTCCCTGGAGGCCTGCCAGCAGGCGGTCAGTAGCCGGGAGTTCGTGGACTGGGTGGCCTACGACTCCCTGGAGCCCATCGGCCCCAGGGTGGTCCCAGACCTCCTGGCGGTCCTCACCAGCATCGTCTACAACGCGAACAGGAAGCCGAAGTCCAGGGCGTGGCTGCCCCAGGACATCTTCCCGGACCCCATGCAGCCGCCCAGGCTGAGTCCCCAGGAAGAGGCCCGCAGGGTGGGAACCATCGCTGCCGACTACCGGCGACTGCGGAAGGAACGGCTCGCTAGACTGGCCGAAGAGCAGAAGGAAGCGAGGACCTGATGGCTGGAGCAGAGGGCATCCTGGGGACGCTCCGCATCCTGGTGGATGCCGACTCCGCGAAGGCCCAGCGAGCCCTCCAGTCCCTGGGTGGGAAGGCCCAGGTGATCGGGGCAGGCATCGGGGCAGCCCTGGGCGGGGCAGCCATCGCGGGCCTGAAGATGGGGGACGCCTACGACGCCGCCCAGGATCACATCCGGGCCAGCACGGGGGCCACCGGGGCGGTCCTGGATCAACTCTCAGCCGACATGAACGCGGTCGCTGGGAACGTCACGGAAGACCTCCAGGTCGTGTCCGAGTCCCTGTCCACCCTCTACCAGCGGACCGGGCTGGTGGGGGAGCAGGCCCAGCAGACCACCGAGTCCCTGATCGACCTCGCCCGCCTGACTGGCACCGACTACGCCGCAGCCGTGGACAAGGTGACGGGCCTCTATGAGAACTGGAACGTCGCGGCCCAGGATCAGGTGGAAGTCAACGACATGCTGCTCCGGGCCTATCAGGCCTCCGGGGTGGCAGTGGATGTCCTGGCGGACTCCCTGGCGAAGAATGGGGCAGCCCTCAGGGAGGCAGGCCTGAGCCTGGGTGAGTCCACCGCGCTCCTGGCGGGCCTGGAGAAGGCGGGCGTGGATGCGAACGCCATCATGGGTCCGCTCCGCAAGTCCATCGGGAACCTTGTGAAGGCAGGGAAGGACCCGAAGGAAGCCATCCAGGGCATCTTCGACGCGATCAAGAACGCCCCGGATGATGTGAAGGCAGGGCAACTGGCCCTGGAGAACTTCGGCGCGAAGGGCGTCACCATGGCGGGCCTCATCAGGGACGGGACCCTGGATGTCCAGGCCCTCTGGGACACCGTGGGGGAGGGCTCGGAGACAGTCCAGCAGGCCTCCGATGACACCCGCGACTGGGCGGATGGCGTCAAGGAACTGATGAACCGTGTTACGACTGCGGTCGGGCCGATCACCAGTGCCTTCGCTGGCATCAGTGATGCCCTGGGGAACGCCATCTTCCTCCTGCCAGCCATGGGGGGAGCCCTGGGGAAGGGCCTCGTGAAGGTCTTCCAGTCGAAGGCGGTCATGGGGGCTGCGGCTGCTGGGGGAGCCCTCATCAGTCGGGCCATCGCGGCTGGCATCGCCGCCTCCCAGGCTATCGCAGGGGCCATCGTGGGAGCCCTGAAGTCCTCCAGGATCGCCCAGGCAGGGGTCGCCATCGCGTCCTCCCTGGCGGCAGCCATCACCGGCTCCAGTGTCTGGCAGTCCGCAGCCTCCAGCGTGGCTGGCATCTTCAGCAGTGGCTTCGTCACCGCCCTGAAGTTCGCGGGCATCGTGGGCCTCCTGGTGGCCGCTGGCATGGAGGCGATGGAACTCCTGAAGGTCAGGGCCTCCAACGAGAAGCAGTTCAACGCGAACACGCAGGCTACGAAGGACTTCCTGGCGACCATGCCATCGAAGGCAGAGGTCGAGGCGAAGATCGCGGCCCTGGAGAAGATTCCGGAGACCCTGGATGGAGTCCAGGGAGCCCTCTTCTCGTTCGGTGACCTGGGCCGGGGCAACGTCCTCGGGTCTGTCCTGGACACCGCCTTCGGAGCCAACCCGGCAGCGAATCTCCGCGATCAGGTGGACGAACTGAAGGCCTACCTCGCCACTGTCCCCGACGGGCTGGCAGAGTCCATCACCAGGGCCGCCCCAGCAGCCACTCC